CTCGCATTTATCTTCTCACGATTTTCTTCGCGATACTTGCGTGCTTTCACATTTATCTTCTCGCGATTCTTTTCGTGGTACTTGCGTTGATACGCTAGTCTCTTCTCATGATTCTTTTCGTAGTATTTGCGGCAACTCGCTTGTTTCTTCTCAGGATTAGCGAGATATTTTGCGCGTTGTTTCGCATTTATCTTCTCGCGGTTCTCTTTGCGATGCTTGCGTCGTTTCGCTTTTATTTTTTCACGATTCTTTTCGTAATACTTGCGTTGTTTCGCATTTATCTTCTCACGATTCTCTTCGTAATACTTGCGGTCTTTCGCTTTTATCTTCTCAAGATTCTCTTCGCGGAATTTGCGTCTTCGCGCATTTATCTTCTCGCGGTTCTCTTTGCGATGCTTGCGTCTTCGCGCATTTATCTTCTCGCGATTCTCTTCGTAATACTTGCGCGTATATCTTCTACAATCATCACAATATTCCTTTTGAGGAACATACTCAAAAAAGGAGTCACAAGTTTCACAAATAGTAATTTCTTTATTCTTAATTTTTGTCATTAATAATTCTGACAATTCTATCAGATGGCGATTTTCCTTTTCGTTCATAATTCCATCACCTTGAATGCTGCCATTCTAATTGCCTTTCTTGCACCTGCGGTAATACTTGCGGCCAAATCAATATCAGCCCATCCAAAGCCCTGATATGCAACAATGCCGTAGAAAGAAGCCATTAATCTTTTGACAGCCATTTGATTATTATACCATTTGGCATACTCTTCTTTGGTTTCTGCGGCCTTCATTTTTTCTTTGTAAGACTCACGCAATACTTTTAATTCCAATAATGCTTTAGGTAGAGTTCCAAGTTTATCTGTCTTATAATAACGCCAATCTAAATCTTCTTCTTCACTTAAATCTCTTGGAGTAGCAATGTTCACAGCAAAATCCGTTGGCTCTAAACTTTTTGTTTCCCATGAAATATTGAGAGCAATAGTTATAGAAGGGTATAGTCCAGCAAAATTAAATGCTGCTACATTTTCGTGTAGTCCATTTGTTCCTTCAATGGAGGGGTCATAAATTAAAGCCCCTCTATAAGAAATTTTCTTGCCTTGTATTCCTGTTGGTGCTTTCCATGTAGCGTTTCTCATGAAATAAATACTACCCATATTACTCGCATAAAAACAAGCATCAAATGGCGCAACTATTAATCTTTGTAGAGCAACTATTGCTTCTGAAGTATAGTTTTTTTCGTCTATTCTCCTAAGTAAATCAACGTCCTTTACGGCATAGTCAAGATAATGTTTTGTGTCTTCTAACCATGCTCTAGCGAAAAACTCATTCTTATCAGGAAATTTTTCGCTCACTAATTTCTTCTCACCTAAGACAGTTTCTGCAATATAGTCTAATGCCATAGAAGGTAGTGTCCCTCGTTGTGCATCATTCCATTGACGCTCAAATGCTAGGTCAAGGTTAAGTAAAATTCTTCCCCTAACTGGTTGTTCAACGGGGTTGTAGCCTTGTGCTGCCTTTGAAAGTTTTATCCCATCAGAAAAATAAACTCCCTTCACATCATTATAGGGAGAAAGTTTTCGGGGGTCCAACCCGTTAGCGTGAAGCCTCTCAATTAGTTTAGGTAAATCGAACTTAGAACCGAACCAAGAGATTAACATATCAGGGTCTTCAGTTTCTAAAATAGTCATGAAACTTTCTAACATTTCTTTTTCTGTGAAAAAACCTTGTCCAATTAAATTTCTTTTAATTCCAGAACCTTTAGGAATCCAATACAAAATACGACTTCTCTTATTGAAGGAATCATAAAACGACATACAGGTAATTGCACCATTATGTTTTCCGCCTTGTTGCCATTCCAAATCCCAATACCATTTTCTTAATTCGTATTCGGGTATTTCAGTTAGGTTATCTACTGCGTAGCGGTAATGAAAAGGTACATCTGCTTCAAAAGTTTCTTCCCATTCTTTTCTAATCATCCTAGCGTAGCCGGGTTTTGGTGGGTTCCACATAACCTTTTTTAATTCTCTTCCATCAAGAGATACCCAGTTTTTATTTGTTTCATAGTATATGTCTACGCGAAGCCTTACTCCATGTTCGTTAATATAAACGCGATTCTTTTCAGGAGCATCACCAACAATGAAAAAATAAGGACGGGCCTTCAAATACGGAATGGTGGTTTCTTTTCTTTCACCTTCTTCCCTCCATCTGAGAGCAAACATATTTTCTTTATCTATTGCACTGATTATCATTATCTCACCCTAATATATGGGGCTACAATTAATTTTCTATTAGGCCCAATAAGTAGTATGGGTTTGTCATCTCTCAAAAAGAGATACATTACACCACTCATACAAAATTTATCAATAGGCGCAGAAAATTCTACCGTAGCAGATTCTCCTTCGTGGGCTACTAAAGGTAATTCACATTCAAAATGTTCTGTTGCATGAAAATTCGCAGAAGACATTACACATCTTTCTTGGTTATAATCAATCTTAAATGTAGCGGTCCCAACAATATTACAATGCTTAATTGCTTTAGCCAAAACTTCACCTTGAATAGTAAGTTTGGCTTCCAATGGAGTTGTACCAAATACAGGCATACCTTCTGTTGGAATCTTCAAAGTTTGAATTTTGAGTATTGCTCCGATGCTTCCGTGTTCAACAGATAGTTGCATCTTAGCCCTTTGCGATTCATCCTTTAGTATCATTTGGGAATCTGTAATTCTAAGAATTAGATGGTCTTCTTTGAACACCTTTAAATATTTATTCAATTTTTCGATGTCAAAAATAACCATCATGTCTTCTTTAGCATCTTCTGCCGATGCTCTTATTGTAACACTCGCTGCAATGGATTCACTAGCATTAGCCAATGTTAGTGTATTATTAGTTTTAATAAAGGCTACACCCATATTACTAATAGCATCTATCTTTGATACAGTTGAGGACTTATATTTGCCCTTAAGCCAAATTGCCTCAACTGCATCTTTAAATTCATTTAAATTTACAGATACATTCATCATAATTATACTTCCTCTTCTGACCACGAATATTTTTTACCAGCAAACTTATCCTCGTGACCCTTTACCATCTTACCAAAGCAAGAATATTGGCAGGTGGATTGGGGCCACCCTTTAGGTCGGGGCTTGTGATAAACACAATCTGTTATGTTACACTTATCAGGACTATTTAATGGAGCCCTTTTTAAATGGTTCTCACATTCTACGCAACTACAACGGGGGACTGAAGACCCATCATTCCATAATCCATATGGAACTTTTTGAAGATGGCTCATATAGTTCCCTCTCGTAGTTCAAGAACACCATACCAAGCATTCACTTCTTCTTCTGAATCGTGACCACTTGTAGTAAAGATTGTCCATTCCTTTCCTACGAGGGAGGGATTCGTCTTACTTGCTTTAAGGGTAGCAATATGATTTGTTACACCATCTTTTGTTACAGTATTTATATGTATCATTTGGTTAAATCTAGCGGGTGTAGATTTATGCCAATCAGGGGTTTCACCAATAGGCACAGGTACATTGATATTATCATACAAAGGTTTCATATGAGTAACCATAAACCTATCGCATTCTAATGAACCAACCAAATCCAACAAGCGGTTATAAATTCTATTCCTTATTTTCCAATCTAATGGACTAACATGAACAGAATCAGAAGCATGAATAATGGTTCCTGTTCTTTGTTGTTGCTTAACCAAGTGGTCACGCAATACATCGCTTGAACCTTCGTAAGCCTTATCTACCCCATCAAGAATAAAAGCCTTAACATTTCCTTCTTCAATCATTTCCTTAGCAAACTCTACAAATCCTCTAGCATTATTAAAGATGGCATCCCAATCTGGAGTACCATCTCTTTTCAATTCTAAAGGATTGAAGATAATAATATCTTCAGTTCTATCCCAACCAGAATCCCAAGTTGCTTCTGCCCCATCATCTAAATCTAATAGAAGAACTTTCATTCCTTTTTCAATCTCTTCCACGGTTCGACAATCTAAGACAATTCCTGTTTTACCTACTTTTTCATTCCCAGTAACAGAACAATACAAAAATGCTCTATCCCTTTCTAATCTATTTTTTATTTGTTGTAGAATCTTTTCTTTTTGTATTTGAAAGAAAGTTTTCTCAACCGCTTCTTCATTTTCATCATTGCTTTTTACAGCGTCACCTTTTTTATCAGTAGTCCAATCCATTTTCATCACCAAAATCTAAATTTACCTTTCCCATTCCATAGTTCCATTCATTTACTATTTCTCTTAATGCATTCTCAGTTACTTTAATCCTGATTTCCTTGCGAGAGGGTACATGAAACTTTACCCAATATTCGGAGGTTTCTTCGTTTAAACTCCATGTTAAAAATTCTACAGTTTCTAACTTTACTGCAAAACTAACACCATGAATTACTCCATTTTCTATATCATACATTTAATCAAAACCAATCAATGTCTTCTTCTTCAGCAGACTCAAAGGGTTCAGTTACAACACCTTTGTTTTCAGTGCATAGCATACCACTAACATTAAGTGATACATCTCCCCATGAACCATCATCCATTCGGCGTTGTGATGTTCTACCAACAAAGACAACACTTGAACCAATACCAAAATTGATATCAATATGTGGTGGAACCCAACAAGTTGTTCCTGCCCAAGAGCCACCATCATAGTCAAAGTCAGAATTAATATCTGTTATAGTTACCCTACGAGTCCCAAAATTATTAGGGGTCATATTGACACTAGATACTGTTCCATCAGTTATCACAAACTTTTCGGCTGCTCTAACATCCTTAGATTGCAATTCCATGTGATACCTATTCAAATCTAACAATGGGCTATAGTGGTTCATAGCGTGTTCCATAGCATAGTTTTGAAGTTCAACCACAGTTGGTTCATCCTTACGGCTATCTTCTGGTAGGTCTGCATTGTATTTTAAACTCTCTAAAGTCCCTTCCTTAAAGCCATAAATCCTGTTAGGGAAATTACTATCCCTAATAACACTCATACTCACTAATTTAAAGGTTGTTGGGGTAAACGTCTTTGAAGCCTCACCCTTGTATGAAAAGAAATATACTCCATTCTCTCCATTAACATCTCCTAAAAATACACCTGCACTCCTAAATTGTTCGGCGGGTAAAGGCTTACCATAGTTTACGTTCTTATTTGCACCAAAAGATGGCATATTATCCAAAGGTACAATCCACTTATCTGTGTCAACTGAGAAGTTATTTGCTGGCAACTCCTTTAGAATTGCGGTCTTTTCTTCTCCTGTTGTGTTGTCCTTTTTCTTAGCAGAATAGCCCTCATCAGTCTTAGTTATGATAGCAACCCTACCAGTATTATAGGCTTCTTCTGGGCTTCTATCATATTCGGCTTTAACCCTATCATTTTGCCACTTACCCATATCTCTTGCGGCTTCAATAGATAGGAAAAACCCTAACGCTTGCTTAATTAAACTGCTGCTTCCACCTGTTTCAGCAACGGGTACATCCTTATATGCATTCTTACCACTAAACCATTGTCTAAATAATGACAATGCTAGTTTCCATTCATCGGTTGGTGATAGATTATTCTTATCACATATATCCAACCACTTTTCTTCTACTTCATTCATTTCTAATCCTAAGACTTCTGCAGCCTTAGCAATTTCCTTACTTACTTTTTCTTCCATATTTTCACTTCCATTTCTTTTTTCTTTCTTTATATTCTTTCTTTGCTTTCTTATATTCTTCCCATGTCATCATTTTACAAACTCCGTTAATGTCATTTGTCGACCCTTATCTATTTTACTAAAACCATACATAAATCCATAGTCTATTAATGTTTTTTGTTTCATCTTTCTTCCTCATGTTTAATTATTTCTTTTTGTTTCTTTATTTCATCCCAATGCTTTTGTTCGTAGTACAATTCTATCACTCCTTCCACAGTCAAACATACTCCTGCTAATGTCCAGAATAAATCTGAATTAATCTCAGTAATACCAAATACATTTAAGAGTGGTATGATTGTCAATAACATTCCTGTTATAACTATCCACTCATATCTCATTAAGTCCTCTTTGTCAAACTTACCATCTCTATTAAAATCAAATAATCTCATAATGGTTTCCTCCCAAGTAATATATAAAATCCATATACAAATAAGAACATATAAATTCCACCTAAGAAACATAACATTGCTTTCATTTCACTATCCGTTATATTTATCCCCCCCAAATAATTTCCATAGGATTAATAATACTAAAATTACAACTAATCCATCCATTATATCATCTGACCTATCATCCAAGATGATAATACCTTTGGAGTCATATTACTACTTCTCCACTCAGCCTCCCCAATCACCCTTAGTAATTTGAATTTCATTCCAGCATCTAATTCCTTTCTAAGAATCGCTTCATGTAATGATTGACACACATATTTTATATCTACCGATTGGTGTATCAACGCATGAATTTGGTTGAGTGCGGATTCGTATTGTTTATTACGAATGGATTCCAATATATTATCGTAAGGTTCTTCCATTCTTTTTATTTGTATATTTAATGATGCATTGCTGTTGGCCGATGCCTGAAGTTCAGTAATCGCCCTGCGTAAGTCACCGCGCATCTCCTTAATAAACATTTCCAATTCTTCGGTTGGTATCGAATCTATGCCTTCTTTTTCAAGAATTGATTCTAATACTATCTTCATGTCTTCCTCACTAATCTTAGTAAAGAGATAGTTTGCACACCTTGATTGTAAAGGTAGAATGATTTTGAATCTATTATTACAAGTAATAATAAATCTTACATTCCCACTATATCGTTCCATTACCCTTTTCAAGGCGTTTTGTGCATCGGGAGTCATCCCATCCATTTCATCGAGTAGTATAATTTTGTGAGGAATATCCCCTAATTTCATTGAGGATGATATCTCTTTAATTGTTGTTCTAACTACTTCTAATCGTCTATCATCTGATGCATTTATTTCAAAGAAATTGCCTTGCTTATCTTCTCCTAAAACAAAGTTAGCAGTTGCTATTGCTGCTGCTGTTTTACCTGTGCCTGCATCACCATATAACAATAGATTAGGCATACCTTCTTTCCATGTAATAGCATCTATGTAAAACTTAGGTTGTCCTATAATTTCATCTAGAGTTGCTGGTCTGTATTGTTCTGTCCATAACATTATTCTTTCTCTCCTATATACATCCATTTTTTATATCCCATATTTTTAAAGGATTTCATCATTGACAATAAATTACCTGTTTGTTGATTAGTGGTTTGTGTCCTTTTATGTAAAGAGCCAGTTAGGTTTTTATATGTATTTAAATAATCTACTGCTTGTTCTGTACTAAAAACGTAAGGATATGGATTTCCTTGACCAAACTCTTTCAAAGCCACTCTTTTATAGTAATGGTTTATTGACATTAAAAATCACCTAGCGTTGCTACACGATGCGTTAATACCTTTTTCTTTCTGGGTGGTTCAGGCAAATGAAGCATCCTTCTTTCATAGTTGTTTAATGTTTTACTAGCATACTTAGCAAAACCATCATCTTGAATTAATTGTTTAATCAAATGATGTTCATAAGGTCTTAGTCCAAGTTTACGACAAACATCTATTATTTTTGGTCGTGCCTTTCTTTGTGGAATAATAGCCTTATGGGAATGGGATGATGGTTTATGCGCATATGCTAATAACTCATAAAAATAACTTTGAGACCATCTTCTTTTAACTTTCGCATCTAAATATGCTATTTTATTAGGATGGATATTTAATGCTAACCAAGATAAAAATTGTTCATCGTATGGTTTATTAAGTTTAAGTTGTATTACAATATCATTTCTATCTTTGTTTCTTAAATAATCATAAAACAATTCAAATATATTTTTATCATAATCAACGGGGTCTTGTGAACCTACGAGGTCTTCCGATAAGGAGACTTGATAGTAGTTTTTAGTACCTGCTCTCTTTAACTTACAAAGACCAAAGATTCCTTTCGGAACATCTTTTTGGTTGAGAGAAGTCAATACTACTTGTCCTTGATACTGATTGATAGTATTTACAATTAGTTCCAATTTTGGTTTATAGTTGGCTTCTTCAATAAGAATTCCTCTATCAATAGGGATACTAAAGTTATCCTCTATGTCATACTCATTAGCATACCTAATGATAGGATTATCCCCAAGAATCTCTAGAGCCTTAGTGGTCTTACCTGTTCCTGTTTTTCCTACTATTATAATTGGTCTTGTCATATTAATATTTATCATTCAATCTCTTCCATGTTCATTATATCTTTGTAAGACGCGCCACATTTAGGACAATCAATATCTAGAAAGAATACCTTTATTTTAGGCTCAACACTAATTGCTGCTGTAAATGCTAACTGGTCATAACCACATTCTTTACATCCTTTTTTAATAGTTTCTTCGGCGTGCCATGCTAGGGTTTGAATATCATTACGACTGAAAATCTAAATCTCCCCTTTGAGTGCTAAGATTTTTTCAAAACCTTCTAGTGTTAAATGTTGTCCTTCGTCAATAAGTTTGACTATCTTTTTAAAATCGCCCCACATATTTTTTGAATCAGGCAGGTCTTTGGGAACTAATTCACATAGTTTCCATATATTCACTAGACCACCAATAGATAAGATAGGCCGGGGTCTACTTTTATGTTCCTTTTCTTTTAGAATATATTTAATTCCCTTTTTATCTAATGATAATCCTAGTGCATAGAGAAATTCTTTAGATGCTCTAAAGTTTACTCTTATTCTAACTCTATATCCTATCAAGGTATCTTCGGTCCTTGACAAATGCACTTCGGGCTTGGTCAGGGACAACAATATTCCTTCTAACTGTCCTTTATTAAACATCGTTTATTACTTCCTTTACTTCTATTAAATCAAACTTGACTCTTAGTTCTTGAAATCCTGATGAAATCCAATCTGCCATTGCTAATTCTTTTATGTTTGTGGTAAACATGAATGTTATTTTATATCCTCTTGTCAAGCCAAATGTCGAGGCTAAATCAGAATCTATTTCTGTTACATTAATATAAAAATCGCCATGATATATTGTAGTTATTCCTTCATTGATTATAGCCATGTCCCTTATTCCGGGTTGGGCATAGAACATAAATGATACAACATCACACGCCCCATGTCTACCTAATACTTCTTCTAGTGTAGTTTCATAATTTCCTTTTATTCCCATTATTCTTCCTCCTGCCTTTCCCACTTATTGTTAGTCCTTAGATATTCTTTGTAGTCTTTACCAAACTCAACTTGTTCGGCCCAATATCCATGCCCATCGTTTACGTCTAACTCTAGCCATTTCCAATGAGCAGAAGTTATTCTTTTGTCTCCGCGTTGATTAGCATTGATTTCTGCTTTTAAAGCCAATTGTCTAACAAGAGTATCTAAATGTTCTGCTACAAAATAAGCCAAATCATGCGATAGGGATAACTCCACTTCATCTTTAATGACTTTCATGTAAGGAAATCTTGTCATCTTTCTTCTATCGAATCGAGGATGCTTTGGGACGATAAGATTTTTTTCTTTATCTAAGTAAGGGACCATTTTGGCATCCATTTTCTTGAACCTACCACGCTTCTCATCCCCGACCCTCTTCAAATGTGCCACTCCATGCTCAATTTTAATACAAGTATAGGGCAGACTATCAATAAGGGTGATTGCACCTTCGGTAATCATTTAT